GCTTTTCCAAAAGAAAGGTTTTAACATTTAAGAAATATAAAATCTTTTTGTGTCCAACAAAGCAAACATGAGAAAAGGACAAACCCATGTTATCGCCACTGAAAACAGAAATTAAACACGCTTACAGAAACAAATCTAAACTAAGAAAGCAAAAACAACAATGCTCGTTATTTGACTAGATTAGAGCTTTTCTAGCTTGACAAACAGAAATCCCTGTCAAGCGGGATGGATATTCTCTTCAAGAAATGCCTAAGAATTTTGTACCAAACCAAGGTGATACTTGTGTCTCCTTGGTTTTACATTTGCTGAGCCAGCAAGTGCGAAATGCCTGTTCAAAAGTGGGCCCCGTATGGTGGTGGTGGGGACACATGGTCTTGTTGCACACCAGAGAAACCTTGAACTTGGTCCCCACGGAATGTGCTGCCAGGCAAGGCACTTTTCCCTGTCTGACTGCCCCATTCAAGATTTGAACGTTGGTGGGGCCAACTATGTCAAGAACTTCTCCGTTCTTGAATTCGCACAGGGCGGCATAGGTCTCCCCATTGGCAAAATAAGATTTTCCAATGGTGGCAGCAGGAAGAGGAGCATCAAAATACCCCGTAAGCCCATCAACAGATTCTGGGATAGAATTTCTATAATGGCATAGGGGCATCTGCTCCTTGAGAATTTTCCTGCTACTACCAAATGAAATCAATGCAGCATTTCCGGCCACATAGGGAGCAGCAGACATGAAAACAAGACGCTTACCCTGTTCTATTTGTTCACACAAAAGTTTGTAACAGGCATAACCATCGTTGTTTTTGAGTTGTGAGGGTCTACCAAAATTTTTAACCCATTGGTGCGTAGGCAAACCCCCAACTCCTCCTCCTATCTTAATAGGAATGTGGACACCTTCTCCCTGTTTAATGGGTAAAGTAGAAACAAGAAAATCCTGCTCCTTCGGTTTATAATGTGGTCCACAAACTCCCAAGATAGGGGTGTAAAAATGGGCTTTATCACCCTCACCAGAACACCTCATAAAACGAGGGAATTCTGGTCCAGCCAGTGAATCAAGAATTTTAGCTGGATCATGACGCAACATACCAGTTTGCTGCGCAGAGTGAAAGGCCTCACAAAAAGCCCAGGTGCGAAATTGGTCCACCTGCATAGGTAGACGCGCAATGTAAAAGCTGCGCACCCTATTAAATTCTTCTTTATCGTTGTGGAGATAAAGCTCTACAAGCGAGACATTGACATTTATAATCAACTCCTCAACGACATCGACCTCTCCAAGATAGTCACAAGCCTTTTCTTGGAGGGCAAATTTGGATTTTTGGGGGGTAAGCCAATGCAAACATGAGAAGATTGCTGACTTATCCAGGGGGGCCCAAACTTGACCGTGTTCTGGGTGAACATAAAATTTTCTTTTGAGAAAGTCAAGTTCAGAAAAGGGCTTAGCCTCAATAGTAGGCGCATCCTTGTCACTACCATCGGTAATCTTAATCCGCTTTTCGGCAAGAGTGACGCGAATGGCCTCACCAGTAAACCAGGAGGCAACAGCTGGAGATACAGAAATGAGATTATCATCACCATACACCAATAAACAAACATTGATCCCAAAAGAATTTTTCTCTGGAGTCGGGGCCAATGTCTTATAAGCATATCGGATCAGAATCTCATTAAAAATGGAATTCATCACAACTGTTAAAGCAAACCCAGACGGAAGACCGCAGTTCACTTTGTAAACCTGTGTCCCCACAAGGGCGTATCGACCACACAGCGCCATAATCATATTCAATCTCTGCGCTTGCATGACCTCACTTTCTCCAGAGCGAAGATATAGCCGATTTATCATTTTTGCCATCATCTCCACCAACTGGGGTGTTAGCAAACCATCGAAGCCAGAGTAATCACAATTGATGGCCTCGTTGGTTTTGACCCTGCGTAACCGATTTAGCAAGTGACCCCACTCCCTGGAATAAGGATTGGTGCCAACTTGACAAGGAAGGCGATGCCTATTGTGCTGCAGGAAAGCAGTAAAGGCACACGTTTTAACACGCAATAGGAGGTTGTAATGCAAGGGCATTATTTCAAACAACCTACAGGGGCCAACCTTGATTTTCCGGGCAGGAAGAAGCTCGTCTTTGGGACATTCGATAACAACGAGCTCAGGAACTTCTTCCTTGGCAAACTGGGCCATATTTTCATATAACTCAGCAGCTTGAGATCCCTCTTTGAGTTTGAGAGATCCATCCTCACACTCCTCAAAGTAGGGGTGCTTTCCTTTTCCCAATCCCTTGTTCTTGAAATAGGGATAACCGGGAGATGTTTTCATTACGAAGTTTTCAAGCTCCGCATCTTCACATCCAGCGGGAATCCCATTTATGGCAGTTGCAAGGGGAATATCGCTGAGGATTGAATCTTCACAATCATACCATGTTTCCAACATATCCCCAGCAATTTCATCAAGGCACTTCTGATCCAAATCCAACATAGGCTGTTGGAATTTCTTTTTCATTGCAGCCTTGGGAGGATCTACATTAGCAGGACAACGAGGGTCATTCTTGCTAATAATAGAAGGCTCTTTTATAGGTAGGTCACACGGCACACGAAGTGCTTGTGGAACCTGCACGGAATTGGTCTTCTTGGGCATCGTGGGAGCCTCTTTTGGAGACACGTGCCCTACCTTAAAATACCCTTCCTCCGCCTCACCAAACTCAGGAATATATTCAATTTGGCTCTTGAGCTCGGCAAGGTGGGGGTTGGGCAAAATGCAAGCCCAGCTAGTTTTGTCTTTCCCGGCAACTAGCATACCGACGACCTTCATTTTACCACTCAGTTGGCAAGTAAGAAGCATCCCACAATCATTATTACGTGATTCATAGTGGAATACGATCTTTTCCGGGATCTCGTGAATGTACAGGTCATCACCATTCACTCCCTTCAAAACAAGTGGAGTTTTATCCACGGCAGCATATGTGTCAAGCGTATCATAATGAAACGCATTTGAGTCTTGTCTTAACACATAGCCCATGGATTTGAAATTGCTTGGAAGCTCCACTTCAGCGTCTTCCAAGAAAAGCCCTTTAAGATCACAGGGAAGCTGAGGCAAACTCGGTGCTAACCAGCAAACCACCTCGCTGCCAACATTCTCACGAATATGGTAGGCGTGGAACCGTATCATCATTGATTCTCCAGTGCTGGCGAACACTACACTCAACTCATCCCCTTCGTTAAGACTCTGGGCTTGGTGGCGGGTCATCATCACGCATTTATTTTTATATTGCATACCTGAGATGAAAACACCGCGGGGACCGTAAATAGCAACGCAAAGGCGCGAGGCTGGCAACAATCCATTACCAGCCTGGCTTCGGGCATAGCTATACCTATGATTTATAGGTATGTTCCGCGATCGGTAGCCACGATCTCCTCCGTCTGCAGAATAGACAGAGTGCGCCTTAACTTCAGCTTCCTGGCAGCCTGCAAGTGCAGCTCCGAGAGACATAGAACCGGTGAACAAACCGACAAATGCCTTCCAAAAACCCCACCCACAGACAAGGACAAGTATTATGGCAGCAGCAATCATAAGAATACCACCACCATTGGAGACAATAAACTCACGTCCTTGACCAAGAGCTTTCAACATCTTGACCCAACACACATTCGAGTATGGATTTTCAGGGATGTCCAGTGTGTAGGCGTCAATCTGACACTGCAACGCGCGCAAATAAACCCTTTCGGCAAGGTTTAAACTTTCAAATATGCGCTTTTGTGTAAAAGTCGCAGTGGTGGAAAGAGCATCCACAGAAAGAACTGCACAATCCCCATTCACAAGTGAACGTAGAAAGCCAGTTACTATCATGGAAGAGGCATTAAGATATCTACCAGTCGTAACAGCTGGCAGATACATGTTCTTCATTCGCTGTGCCCACAGCTTTTGATACCCCTCATTTTCCACAGGATGGGGAATCAACTGAAACTCGGTGCCCAGGGTATATAGGATACCATCAGCATAGAGACACCGCCCACCTCTGACACCAGATATGCCAGCCTTCTCAATCTCAAGAGTGGGAATCTCAAGATAAACAGAATTTACTTCCTTGCGCAGGAATTCTTGTGAGGCTAGTGTAACAGGATCAAGGCTAGCCTTTGCTCGCAAGGAAGCATTCTGTAACTTTTCCTGTGCTGCACGATGTCGGGCAGAGATGTTGATGCATTCAGTAATAACATCATCCATTTCCATCCAGGAATTCTCATCATTTTGCCCATTAAGCAGCATGTGAGTCATAGGATCCTTGAATCGAGCCTGAGAGGCTGCCATTGCATTATCTGGATCAAAAATGACTCCTGGTTTCCTCCTCACTTCAATGAGTGCAGCCTTTCTACTGCGATAGGAGGAAATATCACGAACCCCAGCCCCAGCGGGCACATCCTCCTGATTGGAAGATGATATGACAAATTGACTTTTAAAATAGATGGGTTTATCAGCCACATCTGCCATATTAAGGGGATAATCCTTGCAGGAGACTAGATTGATTAGCTCACCCTCCATTGGTGGATCAGTTTTGATTGAGCTAAGATCATCTATCTCCATGATTGTTTGCCCCATATAGCCAGAAAAGAATGAATCTTTAACATTACGGCCACAGACAGTGTAGGGCAAATCAAAATGTTTGCAGAGCGCCATCCCAAGCACGTCCATGAAATTGGACTTTCCACAATGGGAGGGCCCCCACAAGTAGATCCAGACTGGCTCCTTGCGACGCCCAGTAACAGTACCGCAGCGCATCATACGTTTTTGGAGCTCCAGCAGATCCTTCATTATCTGACCGATTAGTGATGCATAGTCGGCAGATATCTTTCGTGGGATTCCATTGACACCCACTTGCAATTTCTGACCCTCTTGGACCAAGCGTCCAATAACGTCCTGGAAAGTTTCACATCCAGGGTCAGTGTGGTAGGACTCAAGGATTGCTCCCTGTGCACAACGTATCCAACCACGCACATCCACTGAGACAAGAGTTGAAAGCTCATCAAAAAAAATTGTCTCTCGTCCAGTGATCTTGTCAGCAATGCGGCCAAGATAGTGCATTATCATTGCCGCAAACTCTTTTAGGGCTTCTTTGCCCATTCTCATCTGGTGACATGCACCTGCAAGCTTTCCAATTTCAATAATCGAAGAACTTTGAAACTTGCAAAGTCCAGTCCCAAATGTAGTCATTGCAGTGATGACATTGGTTAGCAGAGGGATAGACCTAGTGTTAAGATCTGTTGAGTCCAATCCCTTGCGACGGCCAAAGATGGATTGTGCGAGAGTGGTTATCATGGCAACCATCTCACGTTGGGCAGCATCCCACCCTCCGGCACACTTGATTGCCATAGTGGCAAAAACACCAGTGCAAAAGAGGGATACTAACATCCCATGTCCACCAATAATGGTTTCAATGAGATTACACAATCCAATCCCCAGTAAGATACCCAAAGCATAACATGCCCATTTGCCCAGAGAGGCCAAGGCATGGTCAATTTTGGCAAGTAGGGTATCAAACCAACTCTTAACACGTGCAATAAGCACTTCAACAAGCTCCATTGCCACTCCAAGTTCAAACTTGATAGTGGTTAGAGCTTCGCGAAAGTGCCCTATCACAACACTGAAAACACCCTCAGACAGGCGTTTTCCAGTCAACTCGCAGCCATCAAGAAAAGCATTCTTTACAGAGCAGGCTGCGGATGTAATCCTGGAAGCAATACGCTTAAAGATATTAGCTCTACAGTTCGCAGAACGCGCATTTGCCTCCATTTTTGAGACCTCCTCTTGTGTCACTATAGCAGCAACAGCAAGTTGGGCCTCAGTATTCACCTCCTTAAGTGAAGCAATTAAAGCATCCTCAGGGTAGAAATCCTTGAGGAAGGAGATGTTCATCACAAATTGACGGATGGATGAAAAATCCGTGAGTTGCACCCATGGTCCAATGACCATAGAATATATCTCTGAGCAGAGATTGGCATGTGTGGCAGAGAATTTACCACATTGGGCCACAACCCAGCAACGGGGATCAGCAGAGACCGCCCCGAGTCCCTTGTATGGCACCAATTCTGCCATGGGATTCCGAGTGTGGGGGACCTCCACCTCGGCTGCGACGGAACGTCGCAAATATTTCCCCTTGATTTTAATCTGCTGGGGGATAGACAGCAGGGGTGCACCCAAGAGATCCACGATCTCAAGGTAGATCTCCTTTGCACGGAGATCTCGGGCAGCTGCCCGCCTCGCTCGCACCTGAGCGGTCAGATCAGCATATTTGCGGGAGAGCTTCTCCGCAAATATGTGCGCCTTCACGGCGATTTGGATATGGGCGGGTGAGGGCTCAAACTCCCTCAAAACCTCGGCCTTTGCCTGGGCAGTAGCCACCGCAGAACGGTGGGCAGCGCCCAAGGCATTGGCCTTGGTGAGTTTGGTGCGGATAGCAACTCGCACCTTTCTCTGATCCTTCCCAGCGGACCAGATTTTTCGAGCAAGGCCCTCAGCACAAGCGGGCAATGCTCCAGCAGCAATGAGGGATTTCACCTCAGCTTGGAACGCGTGTTCGCGCTCCACCTGCTTCAGACGCAGGATTTCAGCAGAGGCCTCAGCAGCCTCTCTTCGCACCTCAGCAGTGGTGCGGCAGCAGGCCAAAAGTGATTGGCCTTGGAACAATGGCCAGTTGGCCAATGTCTCCTCCCAAATTTGGAGGAATGGATTAACTCCACAATCCAAGACAAAGTTCGCAAAAGCGAACAAATGCTTCGGATTGGAAGCTGAAAGAAGGCCATTCTTTTGAATGGCAGGGGGGGAAGAGGAGGAAACAGGAATACAAAATAAATCTAAAAACTTTCTCTTTAAGAGAGAAAGGGTATTATTGTATTTTTTGTAAAAATTAAAACTATCTAAATCTATGTCTAAATTAGAATTATAAAATAAATATTTATTTAAACTATAATTATATTTGGCATAGGGTAATATGATGGTGCTATCCATCATTTCAATTTATGAGGCGCTATCCTCAACTTCGGATGTTGGGCGCTATCCCAAACTTCGGTAGTGGTTCTTCAATACACCACAAAGATAACACGATTGGTTACGTGATTTAAAAAAATGGAAAATTATAAAGCAAAAGATTGTGAGGGAGAGTAGGCAAAAGAGATTGCGAAGCGATCGAGAGCACAAGCGTATAAGCTTTTGGAAAAATTTTCCAA